TCACCCAACCAAAGGTATTATTGATATTGGGTTTGATGCGTTAAATACAGGAGATATTCCACCATGGATGATTATGGATTATTTTCCAGGGGCGCCAGAAAAAAATAATACAGTCCCTCCAGGATTTGAACCTTTTGGTGGAAAAACAGGACCAGGTCGAGGTTGGGAGGTAATTCCTATTGCAATTGTTGAAAGAAATATCCCTTATCCAACTCAACAATATGGGATTAATGTAATTACCGCAAACTCTTATGCAACAGAGACAAGATGGACGGTATCCGCAGGATGGTCTCCTTACCCTAACTATCAAAAATACCCAAACAGTACACCAGTAACAGGAAGAGGACTTACTGTTCAACCATCAATAAGTCAAGGTGGTACAGTTGCTAATAGCACTACATATAATGATATGTTTACTATTCCTAAATCTAATGGTGGGTCAAATAGCACAAGTAATTATAATAGAAATACAGGTACAGGTACAAATCTAAACGCTTACGTACAAAATATTGTTTATATATAATTCCTAAAAAATTTGGAAATCTATATGATAATAGAAATACAAATAGCAGCATTAACTTGTGGGCTATGGTTATTGTATAAGGATCTCAAAAACAGAACATAGCTTCATCATATACTCAGTATAAACAAAAGTAGGTGATATATGTATAAACATGAGAACACATATTCCACATACAAAACGTAAATTAAGACCTGTCACCAGATGTAAGAGCGGATGTTAGCTTTTCTTGAGGTTGTACTATCATCAATAGGGCTTACTTTTATAGTAACCCAATCAAGGTTATTTCGATTCATACAACGGTGGTATCTATTCCAATGTCCTATGTGTTTCGGTTTTTGGGCAGGTCTATTTACATATGTTCTCCACACGTATAACTGGAATATTATTAATTATGGTTTTATCTCCTCTCTATTTTCTTATATTTTATACTTGGTTATAAAACCTCTTATGGATAAGTATGATTAATGTAGTGAATATATACGGATATTGGTATAAACATATGAGGAAAGAAAAAAGTTTTAGCGAGAAGATTTGGAGTTTGTAAAAATTGTTCGTATATTTATGTCAAAATTAAGGTTATGATATATTATATAAGTATTGGAATTGTTTTTATGTTTTTATTAGAACATTCCACAGAAAGATCCAAAGAATTAATGGAATATTATGGGGAGGAAGTTCCCAAATTTAATTGGTTTGATAGAATTTTTAATATTCTTCTATGGCCAATAACACTTGGAGTATTCCTAAAACACATTTTTGAAATGTTTAAAAAATAAAAGTTATGAAAAATTCAACTAGAACATTCTTATATATTGCATTAGCATATTTTATATTTTTATTATTACTCACCTCCTGTACCAAGCATGAAACAATTCATCAAGATCTTTGTATTGGTAATTGTGATGCAAATTATGAAGTTATATATAAGGGTTTACCAATCCAACCTAATTCTAATGGTTTTTATGAAATTCAATGGGATGGGTTAAATTATTTTCAAATAGAAGGTCAATTATCCGAACTTAATGACCAATATGTTATAAATGGTATACCATTAATACAAGCCAATTTTGATTCTGATTATTGGATTGTGGTAGATAGTATAAGATTCCAAACTCCTATGTTTTCTTATTTAGGTTGGTTTAATGATAATAGTCTAAACACACCTATTCCATTTGGTAATTATACTTACACTATGATTGATTTAATTGATTTACATCCACCTCTTAATATTGTAGGGTATCAAATCCCTAAATATTTTTGTTGGGATTGTCCATATGCTCCTACAGTGTTGGGAACACATTCAAAATATAATTATAATCCTAAACAAAATATCGTATTAGATAATGAAATGGTTGGGGATACCTTAAATATTTTTATAGAAACTATATTTAATACTGAGGGAGGAATCACATATCATGGGCAGACTAGTCCAGTTCCAAAAGAAATAATAGAAGACCAAATAAAAATAATTGTTATATGAAAAGAATCACTTTAGAAGAGTCAAAAAAACATTTTAGTATTGATGAAGATTTTACAGATGCCCCTATTAGATTTTATTCTGTAGTTCCAGGTGAGGGTGGTTGGGATGATGTGACATATTATACTAGTAGGAGAAAAGATATATTTAAGAACAGAGGTAATGCTGATCAATGGGTTTATGTTTTATCTAACCCCTCACACAATCATTATAAAATAGGGTATACAAAAAATGAACCTGAAGTTAGGGCTAAGCAAATTTCTACATCTACAGGAGTAGCTCTTCCTTATAAAGTTGAATTTGCTTTTCAATGTTTCAATGGTGAAGCCCTAGAACATGAAGTTCACCGTAAATTAGAATATTGTAGAGTAAATCAAAATAGGGAATTCTTTGACATAGCACTAGATGAAGCTAAAGAAGTGATAACTAACTTAGGGAAAAATTACATATAATGGGAAGAGATATAAAAAAAGAATTATTAAAAATAAAAGGTGGAGAATTTATTAAATGGTATTCTTCATTAACAAAATTAGAAAAGGCTGAGTATAGATTAATGCTTGAACAACTTTCAGAAGAATTTTCGAAAAAATAGATATTTATAATAGAACCCCAATTTTATTTAAAAATAGTTTCGATAAGTATGGTTGAATTATTGGTTTTAATTATTGCTACCACTCTACTTTATTTACTATTACCTATCATCATATGCTTTATGATGTTAAAGTATATTTTTACAGGTAATAAGAAAATGCTAGCTGTCTGGTTTTATAGAACTGCCCGTGAAATTGATTTATTTGCCAATGTAGTAGGAGCTGAATTTTGGAATGCGGTTTTTATAACAGATGGGGGTTATAAATTTGGTAATCCTAAAGAAACTATATCATCAGTATTAGGTAAAAATCAACGAGATAAAACGCTAACTCTGCTAGGAGATGCGCTTCGATGGGTGTTAGATAGAATTGATAAAGATCATTGTTTAAATTCAATTAATGATGACGCTACTAATACTAAAAAAGACATATCTAAGTAATATTTTTTAAATATTTATAGTCAAATAACCATGTTAGAAGGCTATATAGATATATTGGAACAAGCCATTATTGAAAATGTAAAGGAACTTGAAAAACCTTCAAGAGAATATACTATGAGTGAAACTAAATGGATGGAAGGGTATACACAAGCTCTTAGAGATGTTTTGGCTGATTTAATTGAGCAAAAACGTACAAATAACATGCAGTATTCCACATTATACAAATTTAATTTAAATTAATGTGATTTCCTATTTTTTCTTTTATATATTTATACTAAATGGACTTTGATAAAATATTTAACCTATTTGGGAAAAATGATCCCGATAGAAATTACCCAGAACCTAGTGAGGATGAGGTAAAGGACTGGGTGGGGTTTGAAGAGTTTAGAACTACCCCTACCTATCAATTAAAAATGTTCCAAAAAATCATAATAAACCATCTAAATTTCCAAAAAAGGTTAGTTAAAATGTTTAAAAATTCTGATCCTGAATTAGGGGATTTTACAGATTTAGAAGAAGCTGGTGAGCACATGGCTTTTTATAGAGGATGGGATTATATTAATGAAGTTATATTAGAGGAAGAGATTTGGCAGGATAGTATTAAACTTCAAGATAGAGAAATGTTTGAGGAATCCATAGATATGTCAATAAGATTCTTCGAATCCATAGAAGAATATGAAAAGTGTGCTTTTCTAACAAAAATTCAAAAGTTTTTTAAAGATAATTTGGAAGCATAGTCTTCATTCATTACATTATAATCACGGGTTTAGAGAGAAAGATAAGAGGAGAAAAGAAGAAACGAGAATAAAGAAAAAGGATAAGTTAGTAATAAAGGGGTTAAGGATAATCCAATATAGTTTTATAAAAACAATCATATGAGAAACAAGCAATTAGTATTAAGACGTATTTCGGTATTAGAGGGACAATTCAAGAAATTAGATTTCAACATTCATAGAGGGGGGAGCAGAGAAGATGTTAATGCTACTCAAAGAGACATAATAGAAACCATCCAGGATTTAAAGGATATCGTAGAAAGAGAAAACGACTAATATGAATTTATCAGCAGAACAAATCCAATCAAATTGGGAAAAAATGTTAGGTTATATTAACACCTATATCTCAGATCCTAGAAGAGATAAATTATTAAAATTTTATTATAAATTTGAAGATAGACTCGTTATGATGCCTGCTTCACATAAAAAAGAATATCATAATGCTTTCCCAGGAGGATATGTAGATCATGTTAACCGAGTTATAGAAGCAGCTTTAGAAATCAATAAAGTTTGGTTAATGTTTGGAGCCAAAGAAAATTACACAATTGAAGAACTTGTATTTTCTGCTTTAAACCATGATTTAGGGAAAATGGGAGATAATGAACATGAATCTTATATACCTCAGACTGATCAATGGAGGAAAGATAAATTAGGAGAAGATTATATGCATAATAAACAAATTGCATTTGCCTCAGTACCAGATAGGGGTTTATTCTTACTTCAAGAACATGATATCAAATATACATTTAATGAAATGGTTGCTATTCAAACACATGATGGCTTATATGATCCAGCAAATGAAAAATATTTAAAATCATGGATGCCAGAAACTAAACCCAGAACCTCCCTTCCATTTATTCTACATCAAGCAGACATGATGGCCGCAAGGGTTGAATTTGAAAAAGAATGGTTATCAAAATTTGAACAACCTCAAAAATCCTCCCCCAAAAAAACTAATGTTAATATGAAAACAAAAACATTAGGATCAATTAAAAGTGAAGGATTAAAAAATATGTTAAACAGTTTATGATAGAAATAATTTCCATATCAATATTATCAGTATTGGTAGTAATCTTTGGTTTTACTACTTTCAACTTACTTAAAAAGAATGAAAAACAAGAAGATGTACTTGTTGAATATCTTACATATTTAGATAGACTTTCAAAAACAATTGAAGCCTCAGATAAAAAATTAAAGGAAATAGATAGAGCAGGAACATTCAAATCCGATGATGAAGTGGGACATTTCTTTACTTCAATTCAACAAATTCAAGATATCTTAAACGATTTCAAAGTAAAAGAACTTAAATAAAATGCCTAGACGTAGGAAAAAAAACTCGAGGAATTACTTTACTCAAGAGACTGAGGATGCTATTGTACTATATAACAATACCACTTGTACTGAAGAAAAGAGTAGAATATATGGTAATGATATCCATTATGCCTTTTTTAAATTAACAGAAAATATTATTCATACTTTTAAATTTTATTATACAGAAGTAGATAAAATAGAACATCTCCAACAAGAAATAATTACATTTTTACTTTCTAAAATACATTTATTTGACCCAAGTAAAGGAGCTAAAGCATATTCATATTTTGGTACTATAGTAAAACGTTGGCTTATTATTTATAATACTAAAAACTATAAAAAACGCATTAAAAAAGCCCCAGTTGAAGATTTATATAAAGATGAAACATATTCTTATAATCTAGAAGATGATAGAGTAGCAGATAAGCTCTCTTTTTTTATCGATGAATATATTTTTTATGTTGAAGAAAATTTTGATAAATTTTTTCCAAAGGGTAATGATGCTCAAGTAGCAGATGCCATATTAGAATTATTTAGAAAAAGAGAAAATATAGAAATATTCAATAAAAAGGCTCTTTATATATACATTAGAGAAATAATGGCTACTAATGGATTAGAAGTAAAAACTCCAAAAATCACAAAAATAGCCAATAGGTTATATGATCTTTTCAAAAACAATTATATTTCTTTTTTAGAACGTGGTTATGTAGAGTTTGAAAAGGTATAGTTTCTTATATTTATATACATAAAACTTATAAATATGAGTCACTTAGATAAAAAAATATTCGGTAAAAAATCATACTCGGATTTACTCAAGGAAATATACGACAACCAAAAGAAGAAAGAAGACCAAATTTCGGCATTAATCAACGAGTTAAAACCATTAATCAGTGATATAGGTGATGCTACAATGATTGTGCCACTCATAAAAGAGTACATGGAGTTAGGCATTAAAAATGATGAAGCGCTTATCAAAGTTGCTACAATTTTCCAACGTATATTTGCAAATGAAGGTAATGAAGATAATGGTTTTGGTATTTCTGAAGAAGAAAAAGAACAACTTCTTAAAGAAATAAATAATCTACAATTACCACCTAAAAAAGAAGATAAAAATGATTAGAGAATTTGGGTATAATAATGTAAATAATTCTTCTATCAACAATCAATCCATTCCTCCAAGTGGTATAATAATAGGTAGGGTTACTGAAATATATTTAGATAAAATTGATGATGAAAATTTAGGAATGATTGATATTCAGGATGTGGCCCAAGAGAACCAATTGACTCTAAAAGCATATCCATTTTTTCCAAATAATACTTCTTATCCTTTAATAGATGAAATAGTTTTGTGTTTTAACTTACCTTCACAATATATAGGATCACAACAAGCAAATGAAAGGTTATATTATATTAATAGTGTTAACATTTGGAATAACCCCCATGTTAATTTTTTCCCTTCTCCAAAAAGAACAAATGGTAATATTCCTGCAACAGAAAATAGATCTTATGAAGATATTTTTTCTACAAGTTTTCCTAAAAATTTAGATTCACAAGATAATACTTCTCTTCCTTCTATACAAAAAACATTCAAAGAAAGAGATAATATTCACCCCCTACAACCCTACATGGGGGATGTAATTTCCCAAGGAAGATTTGGAAATAGTATAAGATTTGGGAGTACTAATCAAAACCCAAAAGATGAAAAACCATCCAATAATTGGTCAGATTATAAAGGTGAAAGTAAAATATTTAATACTACAGTAAAAGCACAAACAGGTGATCCTATTTTAATTTTAAGAAATGGTCAACCTGTGGTAAAAAGAAAACTCCCAAAAAATGGTAAATTTCCTTGGATGCCAATAGATGAACAAATAAATTGGGATTTATCTTCTATTTATATGACATCCAATCAACAGATAGAAATTGAAACTAGTGGGAAATGGGAAAATCTTATTAACTCTTACAAAGGCACCACAGCTCCTGCCAACCCCAAAAATTATGCTGGGGGTCCTCAAGTCATAATAAGATCAGATAGATTAGTTTTTAATGCTAGACAGGATAGCATAATATTAAATGCTGAAAATTCAGTCCATCTATCATCCAATGAATCTCTAAATTTTGATACTAAAAAATTCTCCATAGATTGTTCTAATATAAGATTAGGAACAGCTACTGCCTCTGAACCACTAATATTAGGAAATAAATTTCTTTTTGATTTAAATCAATTATTAATAGGTTTATCATCCTTATGTACTGTTCTACAAACACAGCAAATATGGCCAGCAGGAGCCCCAGTTAATGATGTTCCAGTTAATACTGCTGCAACTGCCCTTTATGGATTAATAACCACCATGCAGGGAAGAATTGAAACTTACAAATCAAGAAATACTTTTACTAAATAATAATTATGAAAACAGCAATCATAGGTAAAATTGTTGATTTTGAATCAAAATTCGCACTACCAAATGTAAATATTTTGGTAAAAAATAGTAGTGGAGAATTCTTCAATGGATTTACATCGGATGTTGAGGGATTATTTAATATATCAGCTGGTAAGCAAGCATATATCAACATGCCCTCTGACACCTACACATTTGAATTTAAGTATATTGGTTATGGAACTCAAAAAATTGAAAAAAATATCCCAAGTACTAATCAGGGCGTAGATGGTTTATTTTTATTAGATGAAAATGGTCTTAACCCTACACCAATATCACCATCTGAAGCTGCAGATATATCAGATTCATCTAAAGTATTTCAAGTAATAAGATTTGGAACTATAGAATTAAAAGATGAATATGAAGAACTTGAGGAGTTCGAAGCACTTTCAGAAGAAGTTGATAGTGTAAAAGGTATAGTTCTAGATAAAACGACAAACCAACCTTTACCCGGGGTTTCTATAGTATCATCCCTTTCCCCAACATTGGAGGGAGCCGAAAAAGTTAACCCAACAATATCAGACTCATCTCCTAATGATGGTGAATTCAGACTCCAATATTTTTATTTAGATCAGGTACTTATTCCTAAAGAACCAAGAAAAGAACCTGTTGAAACTACCCACACAGTCGTAGTGGGGGGGATGTCATATGCTACTGATAAATGGATGAGAGAACAATGGGAATTAGCAGGACTTTCAACAAAAGGTGTTGAGTTTATTAATTATACTGATAAAACAAAATTTAAAAACTTAATTAAAGATCCCACCATAGTCAATATTATGGGATTTTCAGCCGGAGGTGTATTAATATGGGAAGAAATAAATAGTACAAAAGAATACCAATTTATAGGCTTAATAGACCCAACTACATATAATGTCCCAGAGTCTATTCCTTCTAATGTTAAGGTTGTAAGTAATTCTAGTAATTGGAAGTCTTTCAAAAGGTTATATCCTAATATGTTAAAGTTAGAAAGAAAAGGTCTATCTATTAAATCATCACTTAAACATAAACTAATCCCATTAAACTTTTTTAAAACATACTCAAAAGAATTTCCACCTCCAGAAGCTATTGTAGAGGAGGATGATAAACAAAATAGATATGAACCTTTTGATTTAATTTTCTCTTTAGAAGATTATGAACAATTAACTATCCCAGCAGTTAAAGGTAATAAAACATTAAAGTCAAATTTAGGAAAAGTCAGATTAACTCCCATTGAGATAGAACAACCCATTATTGAAAATAAAAATTTAACAGAAGAACAAAATGAAGAATTAGATTCTAATACCAAAAAGGATTTTATTTCAGGGGTACTAAAAAATATATTTAGAAATATCCAAGATCGATTAATCCCTAGCATTTTAAAACAAATTGCTACTTTTGGTATTTCTAATTTTAACAATGAGATTTTAGAAAATATTTCAAGTATACCTAAGACGTGCCCCAAAAATGTTGATGAGTTAAATAAGTTAATTTCAAAAAAGAATAAACTTACTAAACAATTAAATAACATATATAAAAGTATTAACTTAATAAATAAATTTTTAGGCATACCTCCTATTACTATAAAGGCTGCAGAAGTCTCAGTATTAGCAGCTAAAATTCAAGTAAATGTTCAAGCTTTTATCCCCTCAACAGTTGCCACCCCCATCCCAGTAGGCCCCATTTTTATAGTTAAAGATTTAATTGAAAAGTTTGAGGATTTAATTGATCTTTTAAAGGGGAAATTAGGAGCAGGAAGTCTCCAATTAAAATTAATTTTAGAAGAATTTAAAAAAGTATTAGTTTTATTAAATATATTAGATGCTCTCCTCCAAACTTGTGCAGAGTCACTCCCTCAATCTACACCTACATCAACCCAAACAGCAGTCTCTAATCAATTATTAGCATCAACACAACAACAATCACAACAATTATCTCCTGTTGTTACTAATGTAAATGGATTTGATATGGCCGTTGTGGAAGTAGAAGGTAAAACAGAACTTGATATTAAAAGAAGAAGAGCAGTAGCCAGAAATAAAGCAGGAATAATTATGCTTAAAGGAGAACCCTCATTTTCATCAGATGATCAAATTTTAATTGATGAATTGGTATTTTATATCCAACAAAACGATTTAAAAGCAGAATAACATAATATTTATAAAAAATAGTACATGAAAACCGAAGCACTTAAAAAGTTAATAAAAGAAGCAGTTAGAGAAGCAATACAAGAAGAATTAAAAGAGGTTTTATTAGAAGCAGTTAAAGCACCTAAAGTTCAAACCCCACAACCAATTCAAGAAAGTAAAACTATTACTTCAACAACTCCACCACCTGTATCACAAGCAGATAGAAGACAATCTTATTTAGATATTATAGGTGAAACAAAATTAAATTTAACAAGTAAAGACGCACAAACCTTTAATCCAAAAGGTACAATAGATACAACTTCCCCAAATGGTCAATTACCATCAGGAGAAGTTAATATGGATCAAATAATGGGATTAATGAAAACTAAATAATGGCATTTGGAGCACAAAAAATATACCCAATTGACTTTAACAAAAGTGCAGCAGTAGGAGTAGATATTCCTTTTAATGCTCCTGGTGTGTTTAGACTTAACTATACAACAGCAGCAGCTACTAAGAATAATTTAATTAATTATTTTTTAACCAATCCAGGAGAAAGACCCTTAAACCCATCTTTTGGGGGAGGGTTAAGAGCTTTTATCTTTGAACAAATAACTAGGGGGAATTTAGATTTCCTTAAAGAAAAAATATCCGAAGATTTAGTTAATTTCTTTCCTAATGTTGATGTTGGAGAATTAGAAATTTTCCAAAAAGAAGATAATAATGAAATAACAGTATCTCTAACTTATAGTGTTTTAAACACAAATATTAATGATACTTTACAAATAGACTTTACATAATGACAACACCCGTAAATAGAGATATAAAATATTTAAATAGGGACTTTTCAAATATAAGGGAAAGTTTAATTGAGTTTTCCAAAACATATTTCCCTAACACTTACAATGACTTCACTCCTTCCTCTCCGGGTATGATGTTTATGGAACAAGCTGCTTATGTAGGGGATGTTATGTCATTTTATTTAGATAACCAATTAGAAGAAACTTTTACTCAATTTGCTCAACAAACTAATAATCTATATGAATTAGCTTATATGTTTGGTTATAAACCAAAAGCAACAGGTGCATCACAAGTAATGGTAGATTTATACCAACAGTTACCCTCTAAATTAGTAGGAGCTAGTTATATTCCTGATTATGATTATGCATTAACAATAGGAGAGAATAGTACTATACCATCCTCTTTATCAATTGGAGTTGATTTTATAATGGAAGATAAATGTGATTTTTCATTTTCAAGTTCCCTAGACCCAACAGAAGTTTCTATTTATAGTTCTGCAGGAGGTATTCCTCAATTTTATTTAATAAAAAAACAAAGAAAAGCCATTTCAGCTACTATTAATACCAAAGACATAACTTTTTCTTCATTTAAACCTTTCCCAACAATTGATATAGTAGGAAATGATATAATAGGAATATTAGATATAATTGATAGTGAGGGTAATACATGGTATGAAGTAGATTATTTAGGTCAAGAAATGATATTTGATAATATTAGAAATACTAACATTCATGATCCTAACGTAACCGAAGAAAATGAAATACCATTTTTACTTAAATTAAAAAAAGTACAAAGACGTTTTGCTACTCGTTTATTATCCCAAAATATTTTACAAATTCAATTTGGGGCTGGTAATCCAAATGACACAGATGAACTAATTACCCCAAACCCAAATAATGTAGGTATAGGGTTACCATTTGAAAAAAACAAACTAACAACTGCATATTCCCCAACAAATTTTCTATTTACCAATACTTACGGCATTGCACCCTCAGATATAACATTGAGGGTAAGATATCTAACAGGGGGGGGAGTTAATTCAAATGTTCCTGCTGGGGATTTAACAGATTTAAATAAGGCTAGTACTAAATTTAATATTTCTACTCTTAATGCTACCACAGCAGATTATATATATAATTCTCTATCTTGTAATAATGAAAAAGCAGCTGATGGGGGTAAAGCAGGAGATACAATAAATGAAATTAGACAAAATACTCTAATGCAAATTGCTACTCAACAGAGAACAGTCACATTAGATGATTATATGGTTAGAGCCTTAAGCATGCCCGGAGAATATGGTATAGTAACTAAAGCTTATATCGAAAAACCCAAACTAACAGATGAACAAGTTTCTACAATAGAATCTTTAAATATGTATGTTTTATCCCAAAATTTATTTGGTCAACTATCACAAGCATCTACAACATTAAAGAAAAATTTAAGAACCTATTTAAATCAATATAGGATGATAGGTGATAATATTGAAATAAAAGATGCTTATGTTATTAATATAGGTATAGATTTTGAAATAATAGTATTACCCAATTTCATTAATAGTCAAGTAATATTAGCTTGTATAGATTCATTACAAGAATATTTTGATGTTAAAAACTGGCAAATGAATCAACCTATTTTAATAAGAGATTTATATGTTAGATTAGATAGAATAGAAGGGGTTCAAACCGTTAAAAATATTATGTTTTCAAATAAAGCAGGCACTATATCAGGATACTCAGAATATTCCTATGATATAGATGGAGCAACACAAAATCAAGTAATATATCCATCATTAGATCCAAGCATTTTTGAAATCAAATACCCACAACAAGATATTAAAGGTAGAGTAGTACCATTATAAAATTAAGACATGGCAGTTTATAAATTATTTCCATATAAAGACACAACATTATATTCATTATATCCTGATATGAATACAGGGATAGACCCTATTACATCTATTACAAATCTAAATTTTGCAATAGACTCTCTTCCTCAAGTATCTAGATTTCTAACAGCATTTTCTCAAGATGAAATTGAAAGTGTTATAAATGAAAAGATAAATGGAGCCCAATGGGATGTAGATTTAAAATCTTATATAGCAACAGCTCAAGGTATAGTTGAATCTACAGATTTAGAAGTATTTCCTGTAGCCCAATATTGGTATAATGGAACAGGAATGTTTTTAGATGTACCACAAACTACCGATGGGGCTTCATGGTATTCACCTAATTTTAAAGGCTCCTCAGCATGGTCTACAAGTGGAACGGATGCATATGGTAACGCAATCTCTTCATCATATGCTTCAGGTTCAGTAGGAGCCGGAGGTGGTTCTTGGTTATATGAATCAGGTAGTACCAGTTTTAAAGTAACCCAATCATTTGATACAAGATCAACAAAAGATTTAAGTGTTAATGCCAAAGAGGTAGTATCACGTTGGTATAGTGGTTCTATGGATAATCATGGATTTTTAGTTAAATGGGAAGACTCAGTTGAATTTACCCAAAATGTACAAATCCAACCTATAATGCAGTTTTATAGTGTTGATACTAATACAATTTATCCACCCGAATTAGAATTCAAATGGGATGATTATTCAAGTGTATTAACAGGATCAGCTACTTCAAGTATACTTTCTACAACAAACATAGTTTCTTCATTAGCAGAAAATCCAGGTGAATTCTTACCAGAATCAGTTCATAGATTTAGGTTCAATGTGGCAGATAAATATCCTATTAGAACTTGGACAACAGCTTCCCAATTCACGGGAGTAAATTATTTACCTACTTCTTCATATTATGCTGTAAAAGATTTGGATACTAATGAATATGTTATTAACTTCGACACTACTTATACTAAATTAAGCTCAGACTCAGAAGGAAATTATCTAGATTTGTATATGAATGGACTGGAACCCGAAAGATATTATAAGATTATGATAAAAACTACTATTAATAGTTCAACAATAGTCTTAGATGATAATTATTATTTTAAAGTTGTAAATGGATTTTAATGGCACGAGATATAAATTTTAATAAAGAAGTTTTTAGTAAAGTTGATTATGAAAAAACTATAAACACTAAGTTTTCCCAAATAGGAGATAAAACTACCCAGGAAGAAATTGAAGAGGAACCAACAGTTTTGGAATTTTTTAAAATGTATAATGAATTATTTTATGAAATCCCAGAAAAAGGTCCTTCTAATTCACATGAATACTTAATAAAAACAAGTAGTGAATATATAAAAACTGAAGTTAATAACGAATTAATAGAAGCTTTACAAAATGAAATAGCCTCGTTAAGAGAAGATCTTTTAAAAGCTCAACAATCATCAGCCCCACAGATTTAATATTTAATTAAAGAATATAATGTCAGTAACAACAATAGATCCAAAAAATTTTGAATTGCAAGTTTATAATGATTCTGATACTTCATTATTAAATCAATTTCAACTTGAAACCGCGTTGGGACCAGACTCTTATGTGGAATTTTATATATATGATTCCAGTAATAATATTGTAAATTTTGAATCTCCTTACACAAAATATTCAATAAAACCAGATGGGTTTGAAGTAACTGACCCTGAAGAAATAAGACAAATATATGTTAATCCCGAATCAGATGTAACTTCATCCGGGAGGGAAAATGAATTTGTACAGGGGGAATATGTAGCTTATTATAACTTTTTAAATAATATAGTAGGTTCTTCCCCTACAGATTTATTTATAAAAGAAATTTCTTCAGATAGAACTGAAGTTAGATTGGATAGTAATACTTTGGGGACACTAGGTTTGATCCAAAATGTTAATGAATTTATAACATTTAGAGAAGACCAATCATATTTTGTTGATTTTTTCCTTCACTTTGGAGATAACCAATTAATTATAGCAAATAACATCAGGTTAGAAGATGAAACAACTAACAACCCAACAATAGCTGTTAAGTTATATGAACCTTTACCCTCCCAATTTGATTTAAAATCAACATTATTTATTGTAACTGAATTAACTTCTCCAAAAGCCTATAAAGTTAGTTTAACCCCCCCTGTTATCACTATTGAGGATTCCTTTCCTCTTCAAGGCCCCAACTTTAATATTCCTTTAAAAGGTCAAGTTAATAATTCTTCACAAAATCTTTCAGAAAATGACATTCTATCAGGAGCTACTACTAGCTCATTCAACCATATAGAAAGCATATTAAATGAAAAATCAATTAATATAAGTGTTGATTACACAGATTTTACAGATTTTATCCATTTTAGTTCAGCCAAAACTAGATTAGAAAATTTTTATTATAAAGCAAGTTTAATTGAAGGATACTCAGCTTCTATCTCAGTTTTATCTACAACAACATCATCAGCTACATCAACACTATTACTACAAAATAAAATTTCAGACATCATCCAAAACTTTGATGGTTATGATAGGTTTTTATATTACACAAGTGGTTCTGAACAAACCTGGCCCAAAACAACAACTGAACCTCCTTATTTGTTAGCCAAAACAGGAAGTGCAGCTGTTGTAAATTGGCTGGGGAGTGATGATGATGTTAGTGCCTATTATGGAGGTATGATATTATCTGCTTCTGATTATGATAATCAAAACAAAGACCAATTATTAAAATCAATCCCAGAATATCTAAGGGAAGATGCAGCTAATCACCAATATGAACTTTTTGTTGATATGGTTGCTCAATATTATGATAATGTTTGGTTATATACTAAAGACATTACTCAAAAATATAATGCAGATAACAGGTTAGATTCTGGTATATCAAAAGATTTAGTAGCAGATGCTATAAAAGATTTTGGATTAAAATTATACCAAAACAATTTCTCTAATACAGAATTATATA